TTGTCATTGACCAAGTAAAGCCATGTGTATCCTTGATGTAACACAGCAAATGCCAAACGACGAATGTGTTCAGGATCTACTGCTTCAGCATGCTCACTATAACTGCTGGTCCTTAGGAACTCCAACAGTAATTCAACCACTGAGTTCAAGTCACTTCTGGTGGCCAATCTAATCATGTTAGGCTACTTCTCTGATTGTGTCAGTTTCTCTACTGCCACCACCACCACCATTGATGGAACTTGCAGCCTGTGCCACGTACTTCTTACCAAAGTCAAAACTGCTGTTGAACAAGGCTTCAACTCGTTCCATGCTGGGGTCAGCAGGATTGTTATTGAGTTCAGTCCACTCAATTTCAAAGTCTTGCTTGTTGGTTCTGCGACCAGAGATTTTGTTCTCCAAGACACCCATAATGCTGGAGGCAATAATTGTAATGGTGTGTGTTACTTCAGGAGTTGTGGCTTGTGTGTCCAGGTCTTCTTGCACAGCAAAATTACTGATAATGCCTGTGAATCTACGATATACTTCACCTGTGATAACTTCTTGAGTTTGGTAATCAAAGAATGCACGATAGATATTGACTTCACCACCTTTAATTGGTTGTCCTAAAGTGGCTGCAATATAGTTTGGTGGGATAGCACTAAGACTAACTTGGATCTCATCATTGGCATTGGTAATGTTGTTTTGAATGTCACTGGTGTTTAAAAAGCCAGCCAGAGCAAGATATTCATTTCCATTAAATGTGACATTTTTGTAGCAGTTGCTGATGTAATATATTGTATCATCTAGTGTAAGATCAATAAGCACACCATGTTCAATGGCATTCTTTTGCACTGCTGGAATATTTGTGCTCATAGTACTTCCTCAATCAATTCAATATCACCAGTGAGTTCTACCAACTGGCCTGGCAAATAACGCACTTGCGGTAAATTTGTTGCAATCACATTGAACGAACCTGCTCTAGCACCAACTCGCACAGAAGTATTTGATGTAATTGTGCCAATAAAACCTCTATTGACGGGAATTGCCGCAGTGGGTTCACTGGTATTGCCTGAGCCTGAAAATGTTATACTACCTGATGTGGCAGCAGTGGTTGTGACAATACTGATTTGTGTTGTGCTGTCTACACTGGCAATGTATGTGACACCGCCAAATGCTCCAGCTCCTGATATCTTTGTTAAAATTTGTCCAACACTTAAACCTGCAGTGCTGGTGATACCTGTGACAGCAGTGCGTGTTGCGGTGCTGACGTAACTTAAAGCTGAAAGTCCTACGTTTAGGCTAATTGTAACACCAGCTGGTTGCACAACACCTGTAACACTGGCAGCCGCAGTGGGAATCACAACATCTGCTGTGGCAATATAAGGATAACGATAACCAGCAGGTCTCAAATAATCACCTTTCTTGACCAGATATGTGCCAGCAGTGATTGTGGTTGAATTAACATTGGTTAGAACAATTTTACTACCAGAACTGTCTGCTGTGGCTGCATAACTGTCTATGGTGCCGTTATTGGCACTAACATCCGCACCACCTTGGTATGGGATCATCCACTTGTTACCTAAATTGGGTAAGAATGTTACGGGATCAACATCATTGAGCGTGAATGTCATTGGCAAGTATCTATCACTGTCCAGCAACTCGGCAAATACTTCTCTATATTCTGCGGCTGTCCAAACAGGCTTGGGTGTTATTGTGAATCTAAATGGATTGGTCCAATTGCGACTGCTTACTGAAATTCTACCACTACGGCTCACTGTTTGTGCCACCAACCGGGCTCTATTGATTTCAATGTTGACTGCTGTGTTTACGATTTGTTGTAGGCTCATTATACTCTACTCCTAATAGGCTTACTTCTACGCCCTTGTTCTGCTACATTGTGCAGGAACTCTGGATCTCGTGCCAGTAACGCTTTAAAACTTTGTGCATCCACTGCTTGAATACTATAAGATACTGCGTTGTTGATAACTTGTGTTCCACCACCAAATTCACCATTGGGAACAACTGTGCCTGCTGTACGAGGCACAAACAATTCAGGGCCTCGTTCTCCAATTATTGATGGTTTGTTAACTGGTGGTTGTCCACCTTCGGCAAAGAATCCACCAAATAAATTCTTTAAGAAGCCGCCAGCTACACCACCACCACCGCCACCAAATAATCCACTCAACATCTTGGCTGCTTGTGCTCTGGCAAAGTCTGCGATCAATGAATTAAACAAGTCTTTGAAACTTAACTTTCCAGTCTGCACAAATCTAACTATGCTGTCTTCAAACCCGCGACTCAGAGTCGCAAAATAATTTCCTGCTTGATTGAAACTGTTGTTACTGTTTTCTACATACTGGCGATATGCCTTGCTCCAACCTGCACTAAAATCCTGTTGTTGTTTGGCAGTGGTTTCTTGGTTGGCAATGGTATCTGCTTTGCGTTTGGCCAATAGGTCATTGACTTCTTTTTCTCGAGCCAGGCGTTCTGCATATGGTAAATCTTTGATGTCAGCAATCTGTTTTAACAAAACCAGGCGTTGTTGTTCAATGTCAAACAAGGCTTGGGCATTTGCACGTTCTTGATCAGTCATTGTGACACTATCTAATGCAAACTTGGCTCGTGCTGCCAATTCACTGTTTTGATTTGCAATTTGTTGTACTACTTGAGCACTGGCTGCAACAATAGCATTGATTCTTGTTTCTTCTGCTGCCAATTCTTCCAGGGTTCGTTGACGCTGTGCTTCTTCTTCAGAAAATATTTTGGCATTCAATTGACTTCTTGCTTTGGCAACATCATTGTTTGCTTTGGTTTCAATTTCTTTTTTCTTGGCCGCAAACTCTGCGTTCTTTTGTGCTTGACTCAGTCGTTCTTGAGCAAAAATTGTTTCTCTTGCTTTGGCCACTTCTGCGGCAGCATTGATTTCAATTGCTTGAATCTCATTGGCGCCGGCCAAGGCGGCATTTTTATTTGCATCAATTGTGCTTTGACGCAAACGCTTTTCACTTTCAGCCACTGCCTTTAATGTTGCTTCAGGTGTTGCACCAAAGCCACCAGCAGGCGCTTCTTTTCTTTCACGACTCTTGTAAGGACGCATCAATGCGGCTTGCTGTGCTTCAAATTCTTTTCGCTTTTTTTCTGCCTCTAGGAATGCTTTTTCCTGTTCGGTCATTCTACGCTCATCCATGCGCCCACCTACTGGGCCTGATAATGGATTTTCAGGGTTGAATGCCTTGGTCGTTTTGCCTAGGGCATTTAATCTTTTTTCGTTATCTTCAAGTGCTTTATTATAATCATTGAAACCAATTGCAAGTTTACCAAATGCTGTAATCAAATTATCATTGATGGCTTTTGCAACATTGTCAATAGCAGTCTGATACTTGGCCAATTGTGCAATTTGTTCATCTTTAAATGGATCATTGGCAGCATTAAGTTTAGTAAAGTCTAAACGATTTGCTGTTTTGCCAAATAAATCCACAGCCAAGGCTGCTCTTATTGCTGGATCTTCAATTGCTGCCAGTTTAGCAATGGCATCACGTAGCACATCACCTGTGTTGCGTACAGCACCGCCAGCATCTGTGACAAACACACCTAACTTTTGAAATGCTTTTTGTGCAGTTTCATTGCCGCCTGCGGCATCACCTAAGTTTTGATTCAACTTGGCTGCCAGGGTTGAAAAATCTTCTGTTTTACCGCCTGCGTCTACTAGGCTGTTCTTAAAATTGTTTAATGCGCCAGCACTGATACCAGTAGCATCACTGATGTCGCTGAGTTCATCAGCCAGGGCAATGGCTCTAAGTCCTAAGCCCACAAATGCAGTTGCGGCTGCGCCGGCCGCAGTTGTCATACCGGCCATGCCTCCAACAATACCATTAATTGCTGAAGTCATTTTACCTGCGTAACCGCCAAATCCGCCTACAGTTGTACCTAAGTCAGAAATGGATTTAGAAAGATTGTCTACAGCCTTTTGACCTTCAACTTTAATCTTTAATACAAAGTTTTCTATCGCTGCCATAGATTAACCTTTCGCTTGTTTTTTGATATACTCTTGTATAAATTTTTCAGTGGGTGCAGTCATACCGCGTGGTGCTTGTGGACTGTAACCATCATCTAATCGTTGTGCATAGGCATAGTCAGCTTGTATTTCATTGCCTTGCAAGTGTGTGCTTCTGCGAGCATTACCACTTCTTATGGGAGTTGCACGGCGAAAATAGGCATACGCTTCTTGGGCTAGATTATTAGGATCCAAGGCCTTTTCTAATTGTGCAATGCGTTTGACTATTTCACCTGCCATTATTGTTGTTCCTTTTTGACTCGTTCCAGGGCTGCCATCATCTGTTCTTGTGTCAGCACAGGAGTTGTCTTTTTACCATTTGCTTGATCTTGTTGGTGTTGTTCCCAAGCCATCATAACATCATAAATCATCAAATCATAGGTAGTGCCATGCTCACGAACTTGACTGGGCAGTAAGCCGTACTGCTTGGCAATCATACCTGTGTTGATCATTTCGATTGTTGCCCAGTCACTGGTGTTGATGCCTTGGTTTTTGACTTTCCCAGGAATTCATTTATCTTAACTAAAAGCCCCAAGGTTAGATCAACAGGAAAAATTTCACCTTCACCAAGAGCAGGTGTGCCATCTTCTTTTAAAATAATCTTTCTGATTAGATCATTTAATTTGTCACTGTTTTCTTCTTGTTGTAAGCGGTAGAATTCAAAATATGTTGAAATACTCATTTGATCCAGCATGTGAAATTCAATCACTTCGCCATATGTGGCCACTAGATCAGCCTCATCCATTACCAATTTGGTAAGAGCGGGTCGTTTTGCAAATTTACTAATATCCATAAATCATTGTCCTTCATATCGTTGTTTTAAGTAATGAACCGTTGCTAGTGCAATCTTCATTCTTACTTCTGCTTGTTCCAAGTCCTTCTTGGCACATCTTAATTCTGCTAAACCTTTGGCTACTTCGCCTTCAATGCTTTGCAGTATTTGCATATCTGTTTTATCATCAAATATCAGA